CTTCTGTGAAACCTGTTGTTTGACCTTGGCTTACATCAGGTTTTATTTCTTCTCGATCTTCGAGAATGGGAGTATTTAAATCATTTGTAGCTAGTCTATATACAAACACCAACATTGACTAAAACTGTTGGGTAGGACCAAGTCCTAGATATTAGGGGTTACCTCTCCCATCTTGGGTCGTAATGCTAAATAGCAAAGGAGCGGCTTAATGTTGATTTACGCTTGATACCTATGGCAACATTATTTACACATCATGATGCGCCAAATCATAATGCAGTATATTTAACGAGCTCTGCAGCTCGGTATAATTTAAGCCCATGCTAAACCTGTCGCACTATCGAGTGCAACATGATAGCGTGAATTAGTTGGAGTGTAAGAATATAACTCTTGACACGCTCTTAATAAAACGGGAGCCATTCTGTTAAAAATATATTCGCCATGTTGGGCTATCTCAAATAAAGTCGCTTCAATTCTTTCCTTCATCTCAGATTCATATGAAGTGGATTTCTCCCAATAAAGAGTTTCTTCTATAGTTCTCATTTCTAATGGACACATCCATTTACCATGATCGTATCTAAAACCTCTTTTAAGGAAACTGACTTGTGTGATATCTCGAGCATTCAATGCCTTATCAGATTTGCTCTCATTCGTATATTCCATACCAACATACAATGGCATAGTCTTTTCAAGTTTTTGCTGTCCAAATATAAAGTCATATTCCTCAGGGTAAGCAATAAGATTATCGTCGCCAAAGACACTAAACCGGCAAACAGAAAATATTTTCGAATATAATCTAAGTTCACCACCAGAATCTACCCAATTGCATGCACCAACATACGATATCATGAGAAGATTAGCTACGGAATTAAATATAGTAGTCAATGGTTGACCGGACGGATTACCACCTACAAACTCATAAACTTTACCATCAGCTATATGAAAGGAATTTATAATTTCCAACCATAATATTTGTCTAACAGTAGTATCTTCAATTGTTGAATTATAGTAAAATTTTTCAACAATATCTAATACTTCATAACCAACTCTAACTGGAATCTTACCATCATATTTAGCATAATCTCCAGCAGTAAATTTACGAGAATCC